GATTAGTTGTCGGCAGGTGGCAGCGGAACAGCAATTACTGCTGCGGCAACTGATCCTGAAGGCGATGCGATCACTTGGTCGTTAGAAGAAGTATCGTCTGGACCGTCCGGAGACTCAAAAATTGTTGTCGGTGCACAAGGTGATAGTAACTTTGCGGGTGCGGTTTATCTTTACGATTTAGACGGATCTAATGAAATAAAAATTGTTCCGCCTAATACAATAGAACAGGATAGAGTTGGATTTGATGTTGCTGTAGCAAACCAGAAGATATACATTTCTGCAGTGTTGGAGGATAATGAATCATTAAACCCAGAAGGGCAACATGGATCTGTCTGGATATATGATCTTGATGGATCGAATGGTCAAATCTTGCGAGCGGATACAGATGAACATATGTTGAACTTTGGTCGAAGTGTATCTGCGGCAGGGGGCAAGCTTGCTGTATATGCGGACGGTACAGATAATAGCGGAAAATTGTTTATCTATGATGCAGACGGATCAAATGAAATTCAAGTCACTGAACTGCAATCTGGAAATGGTTATGCTTATGACATGATCATGGACGATTCGAAGATTGTTGTTGGCAACAGCAATACCCTCCCAGTTCAAGTTTTCAACCATGACGGAACTGAAGCGTTCAAACTAACTCCAAGCGGATCTCCAAATGGTTACGGGAGTCGCGTAGCAATGGGTTCTGATAAAATTGCTGTCGCATATGAAAACGGTGCTTATGTTTTCAATTCGGATGGAACAAACGAACAGATTATTAGTGGGTTATCTAACCTTCCGGAGTTGGCAATTGGTAGTGGAAAATTGGTAATGGTAAATACTGTGGTAGATACGGTATATGTATATGACATAGAGTCTCTAACATTAGAGGCATCATTCTCTTCTTCGTTCACTAATTATCAATTTGGATTTAGAGTTTCTGTTGCAGATAATAAAATTTATGTAACGAATCTTAATCCTACTGGAGTCGGAACTCTAGAGGTGTATGACTTAGATGGTTCAAACGGTTACATAATCAATTCTAATGTTTCAGGAGATTATTATGGATACAGTGTGGATGTTAGTGATGGCGCTGCACAATCTGCACTCAACGGCGTCACAGTAACACAGTCTGATAACGTGTTTACAGTAACGCCAGGAAGCGAAGCGACTTCGTTCTCAATGAGATTTACTGCGACTGATGCGAATGGTAATGCTACGACGACGACTTCTGCCTTTACGGTTGAAGACGCGCCAGAACCTCAAATGGGTGATTTGTTCATTGGATCTGATGGGAACTCCACTGGAGATTTCAATCACGCATCAGAAGTTGATGCTTGGACTAAAACCAGCAACACGAATTGGTTAGCGCACAGATCAGGTGAAGGTGGACACATGGAAATGGGATGGGGTACAAATAACCAAGTCGGTGGATATATCGAGTTGGATGTAGTCCCTAATACCGAATATACCATTTCGTTCTCTGGAACTGCTACTTCTGGTGCGCCTGTAGGTCATGCAAATTATCGTGATGCATATGTTAATGTTCGTGTTGTAGACTCTGAACCAGTTGGAACAAATGCAGCTGCATTGATTCTACAGACAACACCATCTACTACTGGTGGATCATATCCGAGTGGAGCATCCGGAGATAACGGATACCAGTCTCAAGGGTCCAAGTCTGGTTATCAAACATTAACCGGAACAATAACTCCACATGGTAGTAAATTGACGATACAACTATTGAATGTGGATAAAGTTGTTCAGTACTTTGACGATTTCTCAGTAACAGGGTTAATCCCAGTATAACAACAAAAAAATTATAAATAAACAAAACCTTTAAGGAGACAGAAAATGTCACAAGTATCTTTAACTCCAATCCCAGTTGACGGCGGAACTATTGTTGACCTGTCGACTGCTGGATATTGTCAAATGGGCAATGGTCAATATTTTGTTGTTTATGCCCAAATTAATCCGAATCACGTGTTTGGTTGCCTTTACACTGTAACTGGAGAGGGAACAAGTTCTCCTTCTATTACAATTCAAAAGACGCAATCTATCGCAGGTATCGCACCATCAACAACGTCCGCAAGCCAACTTTCGTTTAGAGTTGCAAAACTAAATGACGACACGGTCGCAATTTTGGTTCAAGGAGGGACTTCTGCTAATGTGTACCCGATCCGAATTGATGCTGATGATGACAATAATATGTATCAGGTAGATGATGAATACACTGTTAGTTCGATTGCAAGTCCGGCGTACATGACTATGATGTTTGAACAAGTTGCCGAGAACAAAGTTGCTTTCGGTTGGACAGAATTCAGCCCGACGGGCGACTCATACATGTATTGTCGACTTGATAAATTATCATTCAATACAAGTAATGATACTATGTCACGCATACAGATGAGTCTTCCTGGTTCAGGAAAGTTCATGGAAACCCAGGATCGCCCTTACGGATGGATAGGTTTGAAAGAAGTTAAAACTTCGCCAGGGACTTTCTACATAACATATTACTTGAACTATAGTTCGTCTATTTCTCAAAGCAATGGGTATATGATTTTCCGTAGCGATTTTTCTGGGGGTCAAGTATACGATGTGATGGCAAGAACCGGTGGAAATCCACAGGATGGTGACCTAGGCGATCTCATGAATTCGCTGCCTATTGCATACTCGACAAGCGATTGGTATATGGTCGGTGAAGGAGTTGGATATGTACATGGTGGATCTAGTAGCAATTCTGTACAGGATGAACGAAGTTTCGCCAGCGATATCGTGCGCGATTATAGATTAGATTCGAGTTATCTGGAATGGCATCAGCTTGGTAACGACGATGAAAAGACAATGATTTATATTCATGCGAATCATGGAACTAGCAGTGGCACCGATCAGTGGTCTGATAATTCTGTTAAGCATCCATACACTTACAAACTTCGAGTACTGAAACCAGGAACTGGTACCACGTTAATCTGCTCTCCATCTACTTCTAACGCTATAACATTCTCTACAGGATCAAGCGTAACGCCAATGACAACACAACCTGAGTCTTTTTATAAGATTAGCGAATCACTGATTGGCATGGTTGGTATAAAGAATAGAACTAGTAGTGCATCTCACGAAATCGTAATGTGCTACCTTAAATTCTAAATCAGTATCATTAAAGATATGAAAGGGGACTTCGGTCCCTTTTTTTTTATTTCAATATCTTATAAATAGATCTTGTATAATTACTCGCCAGGATCAGTTTAAGATGACAGACGTAAAAATATCGCAACTACAGGAATTGAATCAGGTTGGTGATAAAGACACCCTGATTGTTAACGACGCAAGTGACGGTGGCAGAACCAAGAAAGTAAGAAAAGAAAATCTATTCGCTGACACTGTTAAGAATGTCACCGATGATGGTAATGACGCAGTTGTAAATCAAGACCTGATTGTAAATAACGACATTGAGGTTGGCGGAGACGTTCGTGCGACAGGCGAACTCAGTTTCGGTAAGTTACGTGATCACGTCACACAAGTTACAGTAAACGGCATTGTAGATAATGCTGACGATTTTCTAGCACTCGACTCTACGATTCCTACCTCTGGTGCGATCCGAGGTTATGTTGTTGACACCATGGCGGAGATGGGTGTTGGCGCACTTAACGATAAGATCGAAGGTCTGCGGTACGATATCTATTCAAAAGACTCTGCGTTCATCGAGGACGTAATTACCACGGCGAACCTTCCTCTCGTAGGAAGAATGGACATTGACAGTGACAACCTCGCTACACTGGAAGGCGAGTTTGATCAATTTAAGATTGATGTTAACAGAGATATTGGCAACAACAATTCAACGTTGAGCAATTTAAATTCTCGTATGGGAACTGCCGAGTCTGGCATTAGGACTCTTACTAATACAGTTGCTTCTCTTGACACTGATCTGTCATCTAGAATTGATCTTACAAATATCAATCTCGGATTGCTTACTAATCGTGTTTCAACCAACGAGTCAGCAATTCTTTCCCTAGACTCTGCGCTACAAATAGAAATAGAAGCAAGACAACAGGGCGACGCCAACCTTGATTCTGATTTGACAGCAGAAACCAATGCCAGAATAAATGCTCTTAGCGCACTTTCTGGTGACCTCGATTCTGAGAAGGGCGATCGTTTCGCAGCAATCAATGACCTTATTTCACGCCTCGATTCTGAAAAGGATGATCGTCTTGATGCAATCGAAAGTGTGCTGGCACAACTGGATTCTGAAAAGGATGACCGTCTAGGTGCAATCGAAACTGTACTTGCACAACTGGATTCTGAGAAAGACGACCGCCTCGATGCAATCGAAACTGTACTTGCACAACTGGACTCAGAAAAAGATGACCGTCTAGGTGCAATCGAAGATTTATTGTCAGAACTCGATTCAGAAAGACTCGACAGAATCAACTCAGTTGAAAATGTATCTTTAAACCTTGATTCAGAAGTCAGCGACCTTCTTACTAGATTAGACTCAGAACGTGCAGATAGAATACAATCAGACGCCGACCTTTTAGACCTAATCGACTCTGAACGTGGCGCAAGGATTTTAGGCGACGCTGCTATACAAAGCAACCTTGACTCAGAAGCGAGAGCACTTTCTCTCACTATCTCTAATCTCTCTTCTAAAGTTGATTCTGAAACATCGAATCGTCTTGACGCAATCGAAGACCTGCTCGATTTACTTGACTCCGAGCGATCAGATAGAATTATCGATAACCAGGGTATACAGACCGGACTTGATTCGGAAATCTCAGCACGTATCGATGCACTGTCAGAACTAACCAGTTCGCTTGATTCCGAAAGAACCTCGCGCCTTGCCGACGAACAATCGTTACGTCAAGATTTAACAGATCTAATTAATCAGGGCGACTCGGATACGCTCGCGAGCGCGAAGGCGCATGACACGCTACTCATTGGCGACGCGTCAATTGATGGGACTTCCGGTAACACTGTAGTAGAAAGAATTGACTCGGCAAGAGACTATGCTATACAGCAAGCAGCGAATACTGTCGGCATCGAAAACTCTGATAGAATCGCAGCAGACTCTGATCTACGAGCACAGATTGACGCAGAAGAACTACGCGCCAAAGGTGAAGAGCATCGCATTGAGCAGAAAATTAATAACGTCATAACCAACACAGATCCTGCTGCCATAGACTCGTTGACTGAAATCGTCAACTACCTCAACGAAGTCGACAGCGATGTAAGGGATCTCGTTTCATCTAACACTTCTAGAGTATCTGACGAAGCTTCTGACCGTATAACAGGTGACTCGGCGCTTAGTGCTAAGATTGATCAAGAAACCTTAGCGCGTAAAGCGGGAGACTCTGACTTACAAGATGCTGTAAATACAAGAATTGATCAAGAAATCTTAGCACGTAGAACAGGTGACTCCGACTTACAAGATGCTGTAAATACAAGAATTGATCAAGAAATCTTAGCACGTAGAACAGGTGACTCCGACTTACAAAATGCTATAAATGCGGCAGATTCTGATATCAATGCAAGAATAGATCAAGAAGTTTTAAATCGCCTCTCGGTCGGAGAAGATCTACAAGATAACATCGATTCTGCTAGATCAGAACTCATTAATAGAATTGAGCAAGAGGAATCGCTCAGGGCGGTAGGAGACTCTGCTACGCTTTCTGCTGCTCAACTATACACTCGTCAACGCGATGCATTAATGATCGGTGACGCGACTGTAGACGGTACAGCAGGAAACACAATTACCTCACGTATTGCTACAGCAAAACAAGAAGCAAACACATATACTGATAACGAAATTATTGGACTGAAATCAGGAGAGGTCACATCTCTGACCTCAAGAATGGACTCGGCAGAGAGCAGACTGGATGACGCCGAAACAGCACTCGACTCGGCGACTGCTCGCTTAACAAATATTAACAAGACCCTCAGCGATCTGATTGACTCTGAATCTCAACGAGCAATCGGAGTCGAAGGGAATCTTCAAAGTCAGATTGATTCAGGTCTAGGTCGTACACTGAACTTAGAATCAGACTTGACCAGCATGATAGACTCGGAAACGCAACGAGCAATTGGAGTCGAAGGGAATCTTCAAAGTCAGATTGATTCGGCAACACTGCGACTAACCAACATTAATCAAACTCTTGACGGTCTTATTGATTCAGAAATGAACCGTGCCCTTGATGTCGAATCAGAATTGAGAGGACTTATTGATTCTGAGTTGAGTCGCGCGATTGACGCAGAGCGTTTCTTACGAGACCTTATCGATTCAAGTCTATCGCTTTCTATCAACGCTGACTCAGATATCCGCCTCGACATTGATGCGAACACAGCAGCGATTGACTCGGAGATAACCCGAGCGATTCGTGTTGATGGCGAATTACAAGGTCTGATTGACTCTGCAACGCTACGATTGACTGGCATCAACGAGACTCTTAGTGACCTAATTGATTCTGAGATGAACCGTGCGTTAGCAGTAGAAGGATCTTTACAAAGTCAGATTGATTCAGGTCTAAGTCAAACATTGAATCTAGAGTCTGACCTCCTCAGTAGAATCGACTCTAATTCAACTTCTATCGCTGACGAGATCGCGCGAGCACTTGAAGCGGAAGGCGATCTACAAGATCTGATTGACTCGGAGTCCACAAGAGTCACTGACATCAACAAAGAATTGAGCGACCTAATTGATTCTGAGACTCAGCGAGCGATTGATGTTGAAACAAGATTGCAAGATCAGATTGACTCAGGACTCGAACGTTCAGTCAACCTTGAATCAGACTTGCTAGGAAGAATTGACTCGAACGCAACCTCTATCGCTGAAGAAATAGGCAGAGCGATTTTGGTAGAAGAAGGTTTGCAGGATGCGATTGACTCTGCGACTAGTCGCCTAACAAATATTAACCGTACTCTGTCTGACCTCATTGATTCTGAGATGACTCGCGCGATGGGTGTCGAGTCAAGGTTACAGGGTCAGATTGATTCGGGTCTCGAGCGATCTGTGAATTTGGAGTCTGACCTCCTCAGTAGAATCGATTCCAACTCAACTTCTATCGCTGATGAGATTACTCGTGCGATTCTTGCCGAAGGTGATTTACAGAGCGGAATCGATTCAGCAACATCGCGGTTGACTAATATCAACAAGAATCTCAGTGATCTGATCGACTCAGAAATGAATCGCGCATTGGATGTTGAGAAAGAATTACAAAGTCAGATTGATTCGGGTCTAAGTCGATCGATCAACCTTGAAGCAGACTTAACTAGCATGATTGATTCGAATGCAACAGACATTCGAGCGAACAGTGCATTGATCAACCAGGAAATAGCACGCGCGATTCTTCGTGATTCTGAACTCAGCACTGCTATAACACAAGAAGCGGCAACAAGATATGGCGCTGACTCTGCACTACAAATTAACATTGATGCTGTAAACCGCAGGGTTGATGGATTGTTAGACAGTGCTCCTGGTGATTTGGATACAATCTTAGAAATCATCGAAGCGTTCAGAGATGCGGATAGTGATCTCAAAACGCTAATTCAAGATAACTCTTCAATATTATCAACCCTGAATACTGACGTCGGTATCCTACAAGGAGAGATGGACGACGCCGAAGATATTCTTGATGACCTTCAACCAAGAATGGATTCGGCAGAGAACCGTTTAGATTCTCTCGAAGGAAGAACCTCAGTCGGTGAGTCAGATGTTGCAGATCTTCAGAACAGACTAGGATCTGGACTACTCGACACTGTTAACCAAGTAATTATTCCTTCTATCAACGAACTACACGGCGAGCACGATCTAGTTGAAGGTCGTGTAACAGCAGCAGAATCTGATATCGCAGCGAACTCATTGTACAATCTGACTGCCTTTGACTCAGTTATCTCAAGAATACAAATTACAGAAGGTCGACTGGACTCAAACTCTGCAGTATTGGTTGATGTCCTTAGTGATATTGTTTCATTACAACTCACTGACTCTGCGTTAGACGCAAGGATCTTAGCGAACGACAGCGATATCGCGCTGCTTGATCTAAGAGTTGACGGTAATGACTCAGATATCGATACAATTAGAACAACCATACAGAATATAAAAGGCGGTAAGCAGGTTCTTCGTGAAACGAATCCTCTTACAGTCAGCGATGACACTATCACGTTACACCTCGCTGATGACACTAGTGTCAGCGTTACAGTTAACGATAACTTCTTAACTGGTATTTCACTAGATCCAACAACAGGTGTTCTGACTGGATTCCGAAGAGACGGTCAAACTGTTTCGACTGGGTTTGATAGCAGATATGTACACAATCAAAGCAGTCAAGCATTGCGTGCTGTCAATCCTATTACCGTTGACAACGATACAATTACGCTTCACTTGGCAGATGGAAATACTGCACAGGTAACTGTTGACGATTCAGATGTTAACAACTTCGTCAACGGGTTGACGTTTAATTCGTCAGACGGTGTGCTAACAGCATCGCGCTCTGGATTACCTGATTTGAATGTGACACTTGATGGACGTTATCAACCAACGGGTAGTTATGTCACTACTAATAGCGCACAGGCGTTAGACCCAACTAACCCGATCACTGTGCTTAACGACACCATCACTCTGAACCTAGCAGATGGAAATTCGGTAGCAGTAACTGTCAACGACAACTTCTTGACTGGTGTTGCATTTAATACAACAACAGGTTTCCTAACCGCAGTTCGAAATGATGCTGGATTAGTAACAGTTAGTTTGGATGGACGCTATGTTGAGAAGACTAGCACTCAGGCACTTGATCCAACAACACCATTAACGGTTGATGACGACACGCTTACATTACATCGTGGCGACGGAAGTTCTGTCAGCGTTTCGGTTGCTGATAATCAGGAACTTGAGTGGGATAGTGCTACTGGTGAGTTGAGCATTTCTAACGGAAACTCAGTAGACCTCGATGGGCGTTATGTTGAGCAAACCAGCGTTCAAGCATTGCCAACAGGTAGCGCGTTGTCGGTCAATGACGACACGATTACTTTGACACGTGCAGATGGTACTGTTGAATCAGTAACGATCTCTGACGCAAACACTAACACTTATGTCACTGACCTTTCTATGGATTCTTCTCTAGGCGAGATATCTATTACACGAAACGACGGTGGCACTTTCCTACTTAACTTGGCAGATGTTTTAGTTAAGAGAAACAGTCCTCAGGCACTTGATCCTGACACTCCGCTATCAGTTAGCGACGACACAATTACTTTACATCGCGCAGATGGAACTTCAGTTAGTGTCACGATTGATGACGAATTTTATCCAGACGATCAGACCTTGAGTTGGAACTCAGGTACAGGCGAAATAACAATCACCGATGGTAATACTATTGACATCGATGGACGTTACGTTGAACAAACCAGTTCTCAAGCGTTACCGTCAGGACCTGCGTTGGCGGTCAATGACGATACGATCACTTTGACTCGAGCGGATGGTACAACTGAATCTGTTACGATTTCTGATGCGAACACAAATACTTATGTGACAGCAGTCGCGTTGAACGGTAGCGGAGAACTTACTGTAACAAGAAACGATGGTGGTTCGTTTACGGTTGACTTAGAAAGTCATTTCGTATCGAAGACTAGTGCACAGGCGCTTCATCCAACGAATCCATTAACGGTGAGCGACGACACAATTACTCTGAACCGAGCAGACGGTACTTCGGTCAGCGTTACGGTTGATGATGAGTTTTATACAGATCAAGATCTAAGTTGGGATGGAACTAAGGGCGAACTTTCCATATCTGATGGAAACACTGTAGACCTTGATGGTCGTTATGTTGAGCAAACCAGCGCTCAAGCATTGCATCCGACTAACGCATTAGAAGTGAATGATGATACAATCACTCTTTACAAAGCAGACGGTACATTCGAATCTCATTCTATCATTGATGCAATCGGAACTGATTATTTCATCACAGGTTTATCATTCAACACTAATAATGGTACGCTGACTGGATCTCGTAATGACGGGAATACGGTCTCAACGAACTTCGATGGACGTTATGTAAATCAGAACAGTGTACAGGCACTACGTGCTAACACTCCACTGACTATTAGTGGTGACACTATTACATTACATCGTGCTGACGGTACATCTATCAGCGTTGATATAGACGACGAGTTTTATCCTGACGATCAAACAATTTCTTGGAACGCTTCTTCAGGTGAGTTGACTATATCAGATGGTAACACTGTCGATATCGATGGACGTTATACTCAAACCACAAGCGCACAAGTTTTACGAGAAACGAACGCAATCGCAGTTAATAATGACACGATTACGATTTACAAGGGCGACGGCACTTCTGAGTCAGTTACAATCAGCGATGCTAACACTAACACTTATACAACGCATTTCGAATTGAACGCTGATGGTGAACTTAAACTCACCAGAAATGATGGCGGGATATTCACTATTGACTTAGAAAGTCATTTCGTCGATAAAGCAGGAGCGCAAGCATTACACCCTACTGACGCGTTGAGGGTCAGCGGAGATACAGTCTATCTGTACAAGGGCGACGGTACCCACGAAGAAGTTACCATCGATGACAATAACGATTATATCACTGGCGCGTCATTTACTGGTGGTACGCTTGCTCTAACTGGACTGGGTGCTGCGGGTGCTTCAGTCAGTTTGGACGGTCGTTATCAACCAGTTGGTAGTTATGTTACAACAACAAGTGCCCAAGCGCTGCATCCTACTAACGCGCTGGAAGTAAATGACGATACGATTACAATTAACAAGGCAGACGGTACTTCAGAAAGTCATGATATCTCTGACGCGCTTGGTACCGACTACTTCATTACAGGTCTGTCATTCAATACATCAGATGGTGTATTAACCGGAACACGCAACGACGGTAATTCAGTGACTGCCTCGCTTGATGGTAGATACGATAATTATGTAAATTGGAAATTGACTGACGGTTCAACAACTGAAAGCATTTCCTCCGGCGAAACTATCACGGTTTCTGGCGGCGATAATGTCACCACAACGTTGTCAACGTCGACGAATACATTGGAGATTAGTGCTGAGAACGATTTCGTCACTGGTGCGTCATTTAGCAACGGTACTCTGTCATTGACCGGAACAGGAGACGCAGGTGCTTCGGTAAGTCTGGACGGTAGATATGTCGAACAGACAAGTCCTCAGGCACTACGTTCGACCAACCCTCTGACAGTTAATAACGACACGATTACACTTCACCTCGCTGACGGAACTACGGATACAGTAACAATCAGCGACGAGAATACTAACTTCTACATCAACGCTGCTACGTTTAGTGGCGGTACTCTGTCGTTGACTGGTGTCGGTGCAGCAGGTGCTTCGGTTAATCTTGATGGTCGTTATGTTCCTAATGATGGAGCACAAGCATTACATCCTACTGATGCGCTGAGAATATCTGGCGACACAATCACGTTGTACAAAGGTGACGGAACCTACGAATCAATTACAATTGATGATGAACACTATCATTACCAGAACCTTTCTTTCAGCGGTGGTCATAGTGGTACAGGAGTTCTTTCGATTTCTAACGGAAACTCAGTAGACCTCGATGGGCGTTACGTTCATCAGACAAGTTCTCAAGCGTTACCTGCAGGCGCGGCACTTGCAGTTAGTAATGACACAATTACTCTGACGCGTGCAGATGGTACTGTTGAATCAGTAACAATTTCTGACGCAAACACTAACACTTACGTCACTTCTTTATCGTTCAATGATGGAGATGGTACGCTAGCAATCGGTAGAAACGATGGTGGCAGTTTCTCTGTTGATCTCGATGATCGATACGTACATAGTCAGAGTCCACAGCTACTCAGAGCAACGAATCCTCTTACAGTCAGCGGCGATACAATTACGCTTCACATGGCAGACGGATCGACAGATGCTGTAGAGATCGACGACGATTTCTTCCCAAATCAAGACCTGAGTTGGAATGGAGCAAACGGGCAACTATCCATCTCCAACGGTAACACTGTTGACCTTGATGGACGCTATCAACCTGCCGGTGATTATGTAACAACCTCACACGTTCAGGCGCTACATCCAACAGACGCGCTGCAGGTTAATAACGATACAATTACTCTGAAGAGAGCGGACGGTACAACTGAATCTGTTACAATCAGTGACGCAATTGGTACTGACTATTTCGTTACAGGAATATCGTTTAATACTGGTAATGGAGTTCTTACTGCTAACCGTAATGATGGTCAGACATTGACGACTGACTTTGATGGTCGATATGTTGAGCAGACTAGTGCTCAAGCACTTCGCGCTAGTGATGCGTTGACAGTTAGTAACGATACAATTACAATTCACAAGGGGGACGGTACTTCCGAATCTGTAACGATTAGTGATTACTTCGAATATGATGATCAGACACTCAGTTGGAACGGTTCTACTGGTAAACTTACGATCTCTGACGGAAATACAGTTGATCTCGATGGTCGCTATCTGCTACAGGGAACATACGACAATTATGTTTCTTGGAACTTGTCAGACGGTTCTACTTCAGAAGTAGTAACATCAGGTGAAACTATCACGATTGCTGGTGGATCTAACGTCAGTACATCAATGAACACGACCAGTAATACGCTTACGATTAGTTCAACTGACACCAACAATTATCTTTCAAGCGTTTCGTGGAATGCTTCTACTGACGAAATCGCGTTCGGTCGACATGGTCTGAGCAATTTATCGGTTGATCTAGGTCTGTCAGAAAGATTCGACAAGTACAGTCACTGGACAATCAGTGATGGAACCAATACCGAAAACATCATCTCTACTCAAACGCTGAAGATTGTAGGCAGCGGCGGTGCTAGCACTTCTTACAGTGCTAGTGCTAATACTCTGACTGTCACTTCGGCGAACGACTTCATTACTGGAGCTTCGTTTAATTCAGGAAACGGTATTTTATCGCTCACTGGAACTGGTGGCGCAGGTGCTTCGGTTGATCTGGATGGACGATATCTGCTAAACGGAACATACGATAACTATGTTTCTTGGAATTTAAAGAATGGATCCGCCACCGAAGCAGTTACTTCTGGTGAAACTATTGAGTTCGCAGGAAGCGGCGCAAGTAGCGTTTCGTACAGCGCTTCAAGTAAGAAAGTAACAATTAGTTCAACGGATACTAACAATTATGTCAACAGCGCAAGTTTCAGCGGCGGTACACTTACTTTGGGCGGTGTCGGCGCAGCAGGTGCTTCGGTTAGTCTTGATGGACGCTACCAGATAGCAGGAAGTTATGACAACTACAATCATTTTAAAGTGAAGGTTGGATCAAATAACACTGACAACATCTACTCAGGAAATACGTTGAACTTCTTGTCAGGCGGCGCAACGTCATTAGGATATAATGCTGGCACGAACACGGTAACGATTTCTTCTACTGACACTAACACCGACACGAACAACTACCTTGACGGTGCTTCGTTTAATACGAGTAACGGTATTCTAACAATGTCGCGCGCAGGTCTGGGAGACGTAACAGTTGACCTTGACGGTCGTTATGCGACAAGTAATACAGATACAACATATGATTTGTATGCTTCTACGAGTAATACTATTTCCGGAGCGGCGATTACATTAGATCCGAGCAGCGGGACTTCTGATCAGGTATGGTTACAAGGCGGCAATAATGTTTCAGTAAGTCGCGTTTCTAGTAATCAAATTAACATCGCTTCTACTGATACAAACAACTATGTAACTAGCGGCAGTTACAGTGCTGGTACTGGTAAACTGACATTACATCGTCAAGGGTTGTCCTCTATCGATGTGACGATTGGTAGCAACAGCAACAACTACCTTGACGGCGCTTCGTTTAACACTAGCAATGGTGAACTGACCTTGGGTCGTAGCGGTTTGTCTAATATTGTTGTTGACCTTGATGGTCGATACTCAACTACAGATACAAATACGACTTATTCAACAGCAACCTCTTCGACGCTGGGACTTGTCAAGATTGGTTACACCGAGAACGGCAAGAATTATCCAGTCGAACTTTCTAGTGGAAAGATGTTCGTTAATGTCCCATGGACCGATACAAATACTAATACATGATATTCATTCAGTTTCCTTGACAATAACGATGGTGCAGATGATGTAACATTACGCGTTACTGCTGGCGGATCCGGATCTGGAACGACAGACCTTGAGTTCGAAGGTAATAATAACATTACATTTACTTCGCCAGGGTCAAATAGGATTAGTGCGTTAATTGCTAATAACTCAGTCGGTAATGCTAAACTCGCCAACATGGCCAGCGGAACAATCAAGGGAAGAGTCGCGGCTGGTACAGGAGACCCCCAAGATCTATCAGCAGAGCAAGTAAGAACTCTGCTTAATATTACAGATACAAACGATTACATTAATGACGCGACGTTCAACACAGGTAGTGGTGTGCTCTCTCTGACAGGTTCAGGTTCGGCAGGAGCGTCGGTTGATCTGGATGGGCGTTATTACGTTCGCGGTGATCACGTTGATCTGAACGATGATAAGAAGGTTCAGTTCGGTACTGGCGATGACTATGAGGTTTCGTTCAACGGAAGTCACTTGTATATTCACCAGAATCAAAATACTGCTAATGACATTTACATCACTAATGTAGCGGAAGCTAACAAATTCTTCTTTAATGTCTCTACTGGCGATTTCCATGCTGATGGCGATATCATCGCATACTCCAACTCGGTATCTGATGAGAAGTTGAAGGAAAACATCACGATCGTCGAGAATGCTGTGGATAAAGTGCAGCAACTTCGCGGCGTAGAGTTTACTTGGAAAAAGGACGGCGAAAAGTCTGCTGGTGTGATCGCACAAGATGTCGAGAAGGTTCTTCCTCAGGCAGTCAAGGAAAAGGATATCATGGGCGAAGGCGAAGTCGTTAAGACTGTCAACTATGATACCATGAGTGCTCTGTTTATTGAAGCGATCAAAGAACAGCAAGAACAGATTGAAGCATTAAAGGCAGAAATCAAAGCGTTAAAGGAGTAAGAGATGGCACTTCCTGCTTCTGGACAGATTGGGTTCGGTCAGATTATCACTGAGTTTAAAGGTACAAATAATCAAACCGAAAATGAGATCAGCGATTACTACTCAGGTGCTGGTCTCGTTACATCAACAACTGGACCAAACGTTCCGACTTCCGGCGAAATACGTTGGAGCGACTTCTATAATGCATCGAACGTCTCTGGCACGGCGGATACGTCATGGAGTATGAATTGGGATCTTCAAAATTCTGTCAGCGCGACGAGCGGTTATACCGAAGCATACGGATGGGTACAATTTTCTCGAGAAGATACAAACAATCGCGTGAAGATTAACTGGGCGGATGGCACTTCTACTACACAGGCAACAGTATATACTGGATATGTAACACATAGCAATCTAGGGACGATTACTTCAATTGAAGCGCAGTATAATGTATCATCGCAATCTTGTAATAGTAATTGTGCAACAATGGGTAGTAATGGAATTCCTAATGATGGTAGTTACACTCCTACACTGTTTGGTTATAGCAGCGGGACATATTACACCGTTCCAAGTTCTGGAGGATTAAAATTTGAATGGTTGGCGCAAAGTAATCCGAATCAAAACCTTACTGGCGAGATAGGTGGGGCATTCCCTATGGTCATAGGAGGTGATCCTCATTTTAGAATAAAGATTGTTTCAAGCGCAGGAACATTCTATTCTGTTTGTAGCGTTACTGCGACAAATATTTCCCTTTCCGCTAGTAATGGCAGTACCAATACCGGTGGGTTTGGTGGCGGTAATTTTGGTGGCACTTAACCGTATAAATAACACGTAAATAAATTTTGGAACATTGGTGACATGACGACAGATGATAAAGATGTAAGAATCTCAGAACTACAGAAAGTAGTCGAAGTCAGCGACGATGACATTCTCATCGTCAGTGACACCAGCTTGGGTAATAAAACACGAACCGTTCGCAAAGGCGACCTCCTAAAAGAAATCACCAAGAATGTTACCGATTCCGGCGATAATGCTGTTGTCGCATCAGACCTTATCGTCAATAACGATATTACCTTATATGGCGATTTAAGAACAACAGGTAAAATATCGTTCGGTCAACTTGAAGACAGAGATAACGACGTCGTGGCATCTGGTATTGCGAATACCAGAGAGATGCTTTTAGAACAAGAGGATGCTATCCCAACTTCAGCAGCATTGCGCAGTTTCATGGATGGGCAATATAATTCAATACAGAGCATAGTCACCAGCGGATTACAAACAATTGAGGTCAGGATCGATCAAGACAGCGATTCTCTGTCAGCATTGTCGCAGTATACGCTGGCATTGGAAGCGGCATTGAACGCAGAAGACTCTGCATTTGCGACTGCTTTGCATCAATTAACAGCATATGTTGAACATAATGACAGCGGAATATCTGCCTTATCACGACAGATAGTCGAGTTAAATGCAGTGATTGCATCTAAGGCATCGGCGAGTGCGTTATCGTTGTTAGAAGCGAGAGTCAACGTTAGTTCCGACAGCATAAACCTCCTTTCACGCGACCTTGTAGAATTATCAGTTTCGCTCGATTCAGCATTTGAGCGACTCGATGGCATGAATTACATCATCGATAGTGCAGTGGGAAGAGCGCGAGAAGAACTGTCGACTCGTCTCGATTTAGACAGCGAGAGGTTAACAATCGAGTCACTAAAAATTGTAGACCTTCAATCAGAACTCGCAACTATTGATTCTGATTACATTGTCAATGCTACTGCTGATGCGAGAAGTCAACTTCGAACTCTGATCGACAGAACAGACAGCGACCTTACTATTTTATCGGATCAATTCTTATACCTAGAAGCGCGGTTGAGCACCATCGGAAACGATTCTTCTGTCCAAGAAGCACTCGCCACTGCAATTGACTCAGTATATGCGCGTATTGATCTGACTGACAGCGGTGTGACCGTTTTGTCTGGTAGAATGCAAGAATTTCAAGCAAGTCTAGAAACGATCGATTCTGACTTCATACAAAGCGCCACTGCTTCTGCGATTCAAGGCGTCAACTCTAGGATAGATCAGACTGACAGCGGTGTGACAGTATTAGCGGATCAAGTTTTAATACTCGAAGCAAGTCTAGAAACTGCTGGACTAGATTCATCATTCGTACAGTCAGCGATTGCTACCGCAGTTGATTCTGTATATGCACGTATTGATCTGACTGACAGCGGTGTGACCGTTTTGTCTGGTAGAATGCAAGAATTCCAAGCAAGTCTAGAAACGATCGATTCTGATTTTGTCACCGATGCGATGGCGACATCAATTCAGGGTGTCAACTCAAGAATTGATCAAACTGACAGCGGTGTGACTGTTTTATCAGAGCAGGTACTTTCGCTATCTGCTGCATTATCTACTGCTGGTTTAGATTCAGATTTTGTCTTAGATGCTGTTGCTACTGCTACTGATTCAGTGATGGCAAGGATAGACTTGACCGACAGCGGTATCTCTGTCCTATCCGGTAGAGTACAGGAATTCGAAGCATCTCTCACCGAAGGCATTGACTCTGACCTAGTGTTGTCAGTTGTCGGCGGGGCAGTAAATGAACTGTCAACTCGAGTAAATCAAGATAGCGATAGATTAACGGTTCTATCGCAGGATGTAACGACGCTTTCTGCTGCACTATCTACTGCTGGACTTGATTCAGATTTCGTCTTAGATGCTGTTGCTACTGCTACCGACTCAGTAATGTCAAGGATCGATCTGACTGATAGCAGCATTTCAGTTTTGTCTGGTAGAGTTCAAGAGTTTGAAGCATCATTGACTGAAGGTTTAGATTCTGATCTTGTATTGTCAGTTGTCGGCGGGGCAGTTAATGAACTGACAACGCGTGTTAATCAAGATAGTAACAGACTCTCGGTTTTATCACAGGATGTCACTACACTATCTGCAGAATTATCTAATGTAATTGATTCAAGTTTCGTCGTTGATGCTGTCGGTGATGCGGTCAGCGAATTATCAACAAGAATTGATCAGGATAGCGACAGTTTAACAATCCTCTCACAACAAGTTACCACGCTTTCTGCTGCATTAAGTAACACACTAGACTCTGACTTCGTGTTGGATGCTCTAGCGACTGCCACTGATTCAGTTATTTCTAGAATCGATCAAACAGACAGTAGTCTTTCGGTTCTTTCCGGACGCGTACAAGAATTTGAAGTTTCGCTTACAGAAGTGCTTGATTCTGACTTCGTTCTGGATGTTACTGGTCAGGCACTTAGCGACCTTTCGACCAGAATAGATCGAGACAGTGATAGACTGCGCGTCGTATCGCAAGATGTCACTGAATTGTCTGTAGCGGTCGACAGCGACTTCGCAAGCATTAGTAGTACACTACAAACAATTGTCGACGATGATGGTAATGCTTCTGCAGTTTATGCTTTGAATCTCGACGTGAATAATCATATCGCAGGTATTCGTTTAGACAACGATGGCAACACCGCGAACTTCGCAGTAACTGCTGATACATTTAAGATTATTAATGCATCAGACAATGAGATTCAACCGTTCACTGTTGATGGCGATCAAGTTGAACTTTCTAATGCAACAGTCACCGGCAACTTGGATGTAACTACTTCTGATGCCACGGGATCAATGAATATAAAAGGTAATTTAATTACAATAAGTGATGCCAACGGAACGGTTCGAGTTAAGTTAGGAGATCTATCCGCATGAGTTACGGGTTAGAACTAAGAGACGCCAATGGGAATGTAACTCTTACAGTTGACGATAGAGTCGCATTCTTTTTAGATAAGAAGTCTGTTAACATAACAGATGGTACTTCTCAGACGTTTTCGTATACTCAAAACGTGATGGGCGCTTCTATGATTTCTGTGGCAATGAATACTGACACTAATGCTGGACAGTTTTCGTTGATGCCGTTTGCGGGACAAAGACTACTAGTTAATTCATCTAACAATACAGTCACCGTTTCTTATGATTCTACGAACAAGCTTGGACCTAGTGCTCCTTCGGTGACTATGGAATTTATCGTATTTGGTGGCGGGTGATATGTCTTACGGTTTCCAAGTATTAAACAACAACGGATTCGTTCAGTTCGATACAAACCAAGACCTAAAACACATGATGAAGGTGCAGTCATACACCATATCAGTGGGATCGCGACCATTATCAGAATATTATTATGGGTTTTCTCCATACTATAGTTATGCTTACGGAAATTCGCAGGGTCCGATTTCTATAACACCCCCTTCTGCATTGGGTAGTTCTATAGTGAGACAGAGCGGATCAGTTCAACAAAGATATTTTAAGCAAAAAAATATATTGATGGTAAGACCATCATCACGTTCTATGTATCCTTGTGCTATTTCTTGGAGTTCGACGGGGCATATACATTGTTATTCTAAAGTTTCAGGATCTTTCATCATTGATGAATATGAATACGTCGGCGAAACTAACTTTAATGCTCAAGTATCTGCATTGGGAACCAACAGGCATGCGCTTCAAGTATATGATACTAATGGCGACGTAACCTTTGACAGCGGTCTATTACCTACTCGTATTGCAGGAATCAATAGTCTAACATATCCTAATACATCAACTCCTGTGTCTGGTTTGTTGAACAATAAACTTGACAAAAGTTTACACCTATTCGATCAAAGCGGTGGTGATGCAACTCAACAGAATTTCCCACAAGGTCTTGTCCGAACAACTTCCGGATTAAAGTGGAAAGCAGGAACTTCTTCTAACGATATTTGTACAGTTGTTGAAATGGTTGTAGAATTTAATTATGCAAATCCGCCAGATCACATAGAATACTTCTTGTTTTCTGCGACAGGCACTACACCAGTTGTTCTTAATAGTGGTACATCGTCACAAACAAGTACACCAGCACCGGCTCCGGCACCAACCCCTGCACCTGCACCTGCGCCGGAACCAGAACCTGAACCTGAACCTGAACCTCAACCTGAACCACAACCTGAACCTGAACCTCAACCTGAACCACAACCTGAACCTGAACCAGGATTCCCAGACTTCGGTGGCGGCGAAACGCCAGAACCTGAACCTGAACCAGATCCAGGGTTCCCAAACGATGGTAGCGGTAACTTTGGGAATGTCTAAATAGAAATTAATTCGGAGTAATAAACAAATGAGAGAGAAGGTATTTTTTATACGAGGCAACGGTGAGGTAGATCATGTTCTACATCCATCCTCGAACAATCATGAATATGTTGATGGAGATACCGATGACAACGGGCGTTTAATCAAGCACATGGACGAACACGTCGACATAGATCATTTTATTGTAAATAAGTATTGGGACTTCAACACATCAAGTTGGGAAAATCGAGATCAGGCACCTAATCAATATTATTACTGGGGTGGAACATCGTGGATATTCAATCAAAGCAAGATAATGGAAATCGTACGCGCAGAAAGAACGCGTTTTCTATCTTCTTCTGATTGGACACAACTCCCAGACTCTCCATTATCAACAGATGTGAAGAATACTTGGGCGGTATATCGGCAAGGATTAAGAGATATCACAGATAATCTAGATGGTATTGAAAGTTTAGATGATGTAATTTGGCCAACGAAACCAGAGTAAATTATGCATAATCATTTTTTGGACAAAAGACGTAGACACATAAATCTACGCACCGCGAAAGTAGGTGGTGTTCTTCCTGAACACTTCGCGGCAGCATATCCTAAATTTATTTCGTTGCTCGAACACTACTATGAGTTCATGGACTCTGACGGTTCTTCGACAGAGATGCTCAATCACCTATTCGCTGCGCGAGACATCAATGAAACTGAATTGGATCTGCTTTCGTTTATCGAAGACGAGTTGTTGCTTGGCGGTTCATATTTCCAAGGGTTCGCGAATCAAGGCGCAACTCCACAAGAGCGCGAGGCACAACTACGTGCCGCTGCTAACTTCTCGAATATTATGTTCCGCTCGAAAGGGACGCGGTTCGCTATCGAATGGTTCTTCCGTTCTTTCTACGGGATTGACGCCGAGGTAGTGTATCCAAAAGAAAATATATTTAAGGTCGGCGACGTCAACTCAAGGATTGGCGCCGACTCGCTGCGTTATTTGACCAACGATGAACTATACCAAACCTTTGCGCTTTTGGTTCGTGTTGGTGTTCCTATCTCGCAGTGGAAAGACTTGTTCAAACTATTCGTGCATCCTGCAGGTATGTACCTCGCCGGAGAAGTATTGCTAGAGGATACGGTACAGTCTCTGGTAAGTACGCGCATGGACGACTCTGCAGTCTCTCAAAGGATCACTCCATCATATTCGATAGGCGTGTTACCTTCTGACTCAGAAAACGAGGGAACGCTATTTAAGTTCACAGTGACTGGAACCGATATACCAGATAATACAGATGCGCTTTATTATTATGTTGACCATATTTCTACATCTGATTCAGATTTCGCGGCACCCCCACCAAGTATATCTTCGCCATCGTACTTTGAAATAAACGATAGTGCTGGTACTGCAGTCGGTAAGTTTTCTATTCCAACCAAGACAGACTCTGATGAAACTGAAGGCGTCGAGCAGTTTAATGTATTCTTGATTGACGATGAGGATCGTATCAAAGGGCAGTCGCTGATTAATCTGAACGATGTTATCTCTTCATATGTTATCACACCATCATCCGCTACGCCAAGCGAGGGTGATATCATAACATTTGATGTTGCTGGAACGGACGTGCCGAATAACGGCAACACAACGTTGTATTATTATGTTACGCACGGTACAACCTCAGACTCAGACTTCACGATTGCACCACCAACATCCACTACCGCGCAACCGTTCTCCATATTAAACAGCAATGGATCGTTCTCGCTGAGAACCATGGTTGACAATGTTGTGGATGACAATGAAACATTTACAGTTTCGCTGCAAACTGAGGCGAGCGGTGGTACAGCGAAAGGTTCTGTTTTAATTACTGTTTCCGATACAATTCCAACATTTGATCTGACGGTCGATGATCCAGTAGAAGGCAATCCACTTATCGCTTTGCTATCAGTTGATTCAACAACAATTGGAGACACTGTCAACTGGAACGTAACAGGTGCTGCTGCTTCTGACTCTCGTTTACTGTCGACATCTGGTTCGTTTACAGTTACGGGTGCCGCGGACACTTACTTACTGTCGAATACAACTTCTCTACTGACTTATCAAGGACCAACGGCAGGAACTGTTTCGTTTACTTCTGATCTCGGATTTACTGATAACGATGCCTTTAACCTTTTAGATCAGGCACCTGTTTACACTATCACTCCTTCTTTTTTGATATCAACCGAAGGCGATTCAGTATCCTATGAGATTGGCGGCACTAATATTCCTGACTCGAATGTAAACTTTTACATCAACCTCGGGGAAACTACTGCAGCAGATTTCGTGGGAACAGTTCCGCAGTCAGGTTCCCCTGATACGATTACCATGTCAGGCGGCGTCAGTTCTCCTTCACCCCTATTACAGTTTGCAACTAACGGTGACCTCGATCCTGAGACATTTACTGCAGTGGTAGAGACAACCACTGGTACTGAACTCGCAACGCTTGACTATACTATCGCAGGAAACCGCGTGTATCAATTGAGTTTGGACAGTGCCAACTTAGAGATTGACGAGTCCAAGGCGGTACAAACTGTCTCGTTCTTCACGACTGATTCTGACGGAACATACTATTACTGGTTCCAAGGGAATAACATTAATTCCGATGATTTTGTTTCTGGATTTGCTCCCGTAACAGCGAAGCAATCATTTACTGTGTCAACAAATTATGGCACAATCTTCGCCGACCTCAATCAAGACCTCTTGCGAGAAGGTACTGAGACATATAAGGTTCTGGTTTCTAAAACAGCAGGGGGCGGTGCGCTTGCTGAATCGCCAACCATCACGATTCTCGACACAAGTATTCCGACATATAATGCCATCGCAAGCGATCAAGTCGAAGGATTAAGCGTGCCGGTTGTAATAACAGTTGACCGCGCACAGAGCGAAATAGTCAACGCTAAAATTACAGGTCCTTCTGATCTCACTAATAGGATGGTTGTCACAGAAAAAACTAAATTGGTTTCAGGGTCCCCCGATTATCTATTCTTCGATACGACTTCTGATACTACTGGGCATGGAGACCTAACAGGAACAGTAACACTAAGACTTGATAGCGCTAATGGTTTATTATTAGCGACAGATACTTTTGTTTTATCTGACGAAGCATCTGCTTATTCTTTGACCACTGACCTCGCTAATGATTCTGCTAACGAAGGTGACACGATTAACTTTACGTTTGACGGCACAAATATTGTCGACGGAACGTTTCATTACCGTACTTCGAATATGTACCCAGTTAGAACCGATCAGGTCGTCCCTCAGGGAACATTTTTCATATACCTCGAAGATACCTCCAACCTTGCATTAGGCATGGAGACAAACACTTCAGATATTCCTGGAACCATCGCGAGTATATCTTCTGGGTCTGGAGTAACTATGAGCAGTGCAGTACCGTTTAGCAATTTGCCAATCGGTACTGATTTTCACTTTGCTCAACCAGAAGTATTTGCCGATTTCGATGCGACCTACGAGGCGTCAGGAACGTTTAGTGCCGCGTCAAACAACGGGACGTTCCGAGTTGATGTAGCAGAAGACGGAGATCTATCGGACGAATCTTATACCTTTGGCGTTTATGATTCGCACTTGGGGTCGCTCCTTGCTTCGAGGTTGGTTAGCATCAACGATACTTCTCTGGGTGACCTTGTACAATTCTCAAGCAAACCTACAAGCGTCTCAAAAACTGACAACACTTCTGCTGTTGTTGCTGAAATACAATTCAGATCTAACGGTGATTATTATGGTTCGTTCGCCACTGTTACAACTTCCTCTTACACATACAATGCTTCGACGCATTACTGGGAAGCAATAGAAATTGATCCAGGAGATTATGAGGTAACAATAGTTTGGGATGGTGAGACAGTCATTGACTCGCAAGTGTTTATTGATTACGAACCTTCTCAGTTAGTTGGTATTAATGATAACAAATATTTACAGGGTACTTCGCAAGGTGGCGGAAGGTATGCTGTTGCAAGAAGAACCGAAGGCATGGAGCAACTCGGGACTTGGTTAAACCCTACCACATCTCTGCCAGGAGATGCGGGGGATTATCGAATCAGGGCATCCAAAACAAATGAATCTGGTTCGCCTACATTCTCAGGGAGTTTTGGAACTTGGGAATTGCTCTCCTCTTTACGCAGATGGACCATCAGGGTAGTTGACAATAATGTTTCTGCTAGTGCTGATTTCGTTTTCGAAATACAGAAGGTTGGTGACGCTGGTAATTCTGACAGTTGGTCACTAACATTCGAAGCGAATGAAACTTATAATGCTGGAGGCAGGAGTGGTGCTGGATCTAGTACAGGCGGGGACGACGACGGCGGTACAGATGTATCGATGAAATAATCGTAGGAATTAATTATGAGCGAACAAGATAAGAAAAACATCAAGGACGATTACGAGACTTCCCGAGATACGTATCTCGATTTGATCGAGAATGGTAAACGCGGGATGGACCTAATGATGGAGGTCGCGCGCGAGAGCGAGCACCCACGTGCGTTCGAAGTGCTCTCCGGAATGATCAAGAACATCGCTGATGTGACCGATAAACTGATGGATCTAAATAAAAAGAATATGGAAATTACGAACGATCCTAAGAAAGAAGAACAAAAGGCAATCACTAATAATAATGTTTTCATAGGAAGTACCACTGACCTGCAGAGAATACTGCAACAAAATGATGAGAAGGTGATTGATGTTAGCGATCAGGATGAATGATAGTTACCTTGGTAATATTAATGTAAAACGGGATGGCGTACAACAACAATGGACTGAAGAGCAAGTTGTTGAGTATGCCAAGTGTATGAAAGACCCTTCGTATTTCGCAAGGAAATATGTCAAAATCATATCACTCGACAAAGGTCTCGTCAACTTTGACCTTTATCCGTATCAGGAAAATATGTTCAACCATTTTAATGATAATCGTTTCTCGATTGTCCTCGCCTGTCGACAGAGCGGTAAGAGTATTTCATCTGTTGTTTATCTATTATGGTATGCTGTATTTCACCCTGAGAAGACGATTGCTGTACTCGCTAACAAAGGCGCCACAGCAAGAGAGATGCTCGCCCGAGTTACCTTGGCGCTTGAGAATCTACCGTTCTTTCTACAGCCAGGTTGCCGTGCTCTTAACAAAGGTTCAATCGAGTTTAGTAATAACAGTCGCATTATTGCTGCTGCCACTAGTGGTTCTTCTATTCGTGGTATGTCTGTTAACCTGCTGTTTCTCGACGAGTTTGCGTTCGTTGAGCGTGCTGCTGAGTTCTACACTTCAACCTATCCTGTTATCTCTTCTGGTAAAGACACGAAAGTTATCATCACCTCTACGGCGAACGGAATTGGAAATACCTTTCATAAGATCTGGGAAGGTGCTGTACAGAAAGTCAATGAGTACAAAGCATTCACGGTAAACTGGTGGGACGTTCCTGGGCGAGACGAAGAATGGAAACGCCAAACGATATCCAACACATCTCAGATGCAGTTCGATCAGGAATTCGGAAACACGTTCTTCGGAACGGGGGATACTTTGATTGGGGCAGAAACCCTATTGAATCTTAGAGCACTGCCACCAACCAAAGTATTGGAGAATGGTTGCCTCAACGTATACGAAGAAACACAACCCAATCATGAATATCTCATGACTGTTGACGTAGCGAAAGGAAGAGGACAGGACTATTCGACTTTTACAGTTATCGACATTGCCACACGCCCGTTTCGTCAGGTCGCTGCGTATCGGAACAACACTATTTCTCCAATACTCTTCCCTGATATTATATATAAAATCGCGAAAGCGTACAACAATGCATACGTTGTAATTGAGTCGAACGATCAGGGCGCAGTCGTGTGCAACGGTCTGTACTACGATCTGGAATACGAAAATGTGCACGTAGAGTCTGCCGTAAAGGCGAACGCCATTGGTATTGAGATGACA